ATATAGGCGCCTGCTTGATCCAGTTACGCCAAGATCCTGCATCCATGGGATCGATGGTTGGATCCGACGTGATGGTTGGCTTGGGAGCGGATGGTCTGCTCTTTAAGAAATTCTGAAACGCTGTCAGATGACTGACCGTTATCAACAAAGCGCCGAGGGATAGCGTCAGCACAGTTATGAATGATGCATAAAATCTGAGATCGTTATTTTGCTGTCTTGAATAAAGAAGGCCTACCATTACCAAAATCAGACCCATCATGCCTCGAATCAGGATATATGGCATAACCCCCTGTTTGTAGGATCGGAATGGTTCCGTGTCATCAGGCCTGTATATAGTCATGGCAATATCTTCGGTGTCCATATTAAGGAAATCACGGAGTTTCAAGGATAATGCCACCTTCCGCTCAAGCGCCAAAAGTATGAGAGAGCTGTACAAGGAGCTCTGAATGGACGCGAAGCTCATCAATATAGATGTTAGAAACAACATATATGCCGGCACATTATCATTTTCTGATATATATTTTGACGAAGCGAGCCCGATGATACCAACGACAAGCGTTGCCATGACGGCAATGATCTTCTGATCCGCTTCGGACCAAGCGGGGATCTGCTTGTTTAGCAAATCATACTCGCTCTTAATCCATTCATACTTCATCTTGTTGGCTTCAAGAGGACTGTCGCTCATCCCTGCAGACATCACATACGCCTTAGCTGGATCGGATCCTTTATAGATCAGACTGGCGAGCCAAACACGTGGCTGAAATTTCCTTCGTGTTGAATCTTTAGACTGACGCGCCTCGTTATAAATCACCTGGCTGTTCAGGACTGTTCAATATATTGTCAGGGGTGATTGAATTTGGCTTCACCCTCGCGCGGCGGCGTGACGGGCATCTCGCTCGCCCCGCTGGCCTACACCTTCACCTATGGCAGCGCGGGTTCGGGCTGGTTCGGCCCCTCGGCGCCGATGCGCCCGTCCGCGCCAGCCGAGGTCGCCGGACGGCGGTTCGACTATCCGACCGGCTATAACCTCAACATCGCCGCGCGCGCCTACGAGCCGGTCTCGTTCGCGCAGCTGCGCCGGCTTGCCGACGGCTATGACCTGCTGCGGCTCGTGATCGAGACGCGGAAGGATCAGGCCGCCCGGATGAAATGGGCGATCAAGCCGCGCGACGCCGGCAAGTCGGCGGCTGCGAAAGTCGCGGCTGTCACGGCCTTCCTGGCCAGGCCGGATGGTATCCATCCCTGGACCGATTGGCTGCGCATGGGGCTGGAGGACGTGCTCGTCCTCGACGCATGGTCGAACTTCAAGCAGCGCTCGCGGGCGGGCGACCTCCTGGCCCTGGAGCCGATCGACGGCGCCACCATCAAGCCGATCCTCGCCGAGGACGGCCGGGTGCCGATGCCGTGGCTGCAGGGCGGCGAGACCGTCTGGCCCGAGGCCTACCAGCAGATCCTCAAGGGCCTGCCCGCGGTGAACTACACGGCCCGCGAGCTGCTCTACCGCCCGCGCAACCTGCGCACCGATCGGGTCTACGGCTTCTCGCCGGTCGAGCAGGTGATGACCACGGTCAACATCGCTCTGCGCCGGCAGGTGATGACGCTGGAATACTTCACCAGCGGCACCGTCCCGGACGCGCTGATCGGCGTGCCCGAGACCTGGGGCCCGGACCAGATCGCGACCTACCAGACCTATTGGGATTCGCTGTTCACCGACAACCTGGCCGCCCGCCGGCGCGCCCGGTTCGTGCCCGGCAAGGTCGCGCTCCACCAGACCAGCGAGCCCCAGCTCAAGGGCGAGTTCGACGAGTGGCTGTCCCGGGTGGTGTGCTTCGCCTTCTCGATCTCGCCGCAGGCGCTGATCAAGCAAATGAACCGCGCCTCGGCCGATACGCAGAAGGAGATCGCCGAGGAGGAAGGGCTCGCCCCGCTGCTCGATTGGATCAAGGCCGTCCTCGACGACGTGATCGCCGACGACCTCGCCGCGCCCGACCTGGAATTCGCGTGGCAGGAAGACGAGCAGATCGACGAGGCGAAGCAGTCGGAGCGCCTGCGCGGGCTGACCGCGGGTGGCCTGATGCGGCTGAACGAGGGCCGCAGGATCCTCGGCCTCGATCCCGATCCGAGCCCGGCCGCCGACACCCTGATGGTGCTGACCGGCGCGGGGCTCGTACCGATCGACGCCAACACCCTGGAGGGCAAGAAGGCGGCGCTCGACGCGTTCGGGCCGCCGCCCGGGGCGAACGGCTTCGGCAACTCGGGTCAGGAGGCCGAGGATCGAAGTGACGATCCATCGGACGCAGTCACCAAGTTGCTCGCCAAGTTCGACGAAGCCCAGCCGCGGGACGCATCCGGCCGCTGGACCGATGGAAGCGGCGGCGGAGCGAGCGAGGCCGCGGAGCGCGCCGAGTTCAAGCGGACTGTCCTGCGCACCGCGATCGGCGGGGCGGTGATCGCCGGCGGCGCGATCGTCACCGCGGCGTCCGGCGGCACCGTTCCGGCCGCGGTCGCGGCGGCGGTCTGGATCGCGGAGAATTACCTGCTGACCGATGCGCTGGTCTCGGCCGGGCGCCACATCGGCGCGCGTCTCGGCTACGACGACGCCGAGGTCGCGCGGATGCTCGATCATCTCACCGGCACGCTCGGGTTCGGCAAGGCGGCCGGGAACGTCGCCGCGGGCGAGCGGGCCCGCACGCTTCTCGTGAGCGTGGCGGACGCCGTGCTCGACACGATGATCGATGCGGTGCGCGACGGCTATCTCGACGTGGACCGCCGGACCGCCATCGTGGCGGCCCTGGAGGAGCTGCGCGCCCGCCTGTCGTCCCTGATCGCTCATCTGCCGGCCCCGGCCCACAAGGCCACCGGCGTGGATCTCGCCAAGCGCCGGACGGGGAGGCCGGCCGACCCCATCCCTTTCGACCGACCGGCCACGCGCCGGGCCATGCGGAAGATCACGGATCGGCTCGGAACGGCGCTGGCGGCTACCCGCTCTGACGTGGTCGCCGGCCTGCGCGGCCTCGCCAAGCTCACCAAGGCCGGACCGGATCACGACGATTCCGAATCCCTGCGCCGCGCGCTCGACGCCTATCTCGACGATCTCGACTTCGCGGACCTGCGCGCGGTCGCCCCTGAGGTCGCCGACGACCTGGAGGGCGTCGCCGCCGATGCGGGGCGCCGCGCGCTCGTGCAGCTCGGTGTGGCCGACCGCAACGCGCTGGTCGACCAGGTGAATACCCGGGCGGTCGCGGCGGCCCGCGCCCGGGGCGCCGAGATGGTGGGGATGCGCTTCGATGCCGACGGGGCGCTGGTGCCGTCGCCGAACGCGGATAGGACCATCACCGAGGCGACCCGGGCGCGCCTGCGCGAGACCATCGCCTCGGGTCTGGAGCGCAACATCGGACTCGACGCGATCGCGGATGAGATCGAGGGGGACTACGCCTTCTCGGAAGACCGCGCCGCGCGCATCGCCGAATACGAGGTCGCCAGCGCCAACGGCGCGGCCTCGGTCGAGGGGTATCGCGGCGCGGCAGAGGCCGGCGTCTCTGTGCGTAAGGCGTGGTGGGCCGAGGAAGGCTGCTGCGCGGTCTGCCAAGCCAACGCGGATGCCGGTGCGATCGATCTCGACGAGGAGTTCCCGAGCGGGGACGAGGCGTCCCCCGCGCACCCGTCGTGCCGCTGCGTCGTGGTGCCGGTCGTCGAGGACGACGATCTGGTCGGCAAGGCGTTCGACCCGTCGAAGCACCCGCGGGATCCGGAGACGGGCCAGTTCGCGGGGGCGGGTGGTTCGGGGCGTGCGGCCAAGCGGCTCGCTGTGCGGGCGCTGGCCGACCGGGCGCATCAGGACGTGCTCGATCTCGGACGCGTCCACGGCGACCGGTTCTCAGCCCATGCCGGGCGGGACGTGGATGGCTGGCGGCACGGCGTCACCGCCGAGTTCATCCGGCATATCAACCGCCGGCACGGTGCTGGTAGCGGGGATCCCAACCCGATCGCTCCGGCCGACTATCTGAACCTGCCTCGCATCCTTCGGAATGGTCGAGTCCGGCAGGGCCATGCGACCCGGGCTCAGCAGTTGAGCACGGTGATCGTCAGGCACACGACAGGCGCGCAGACCTACGATGCGGTGTTGGCAGTCCGAAAGCGAAGCGAATCGCTGACGCTGCACACGTTCTACAAGGTCGGGGGCAAAAGTGGCGCAGCCCGCTGACGCCGCGTGCCCGATCTCGCGATCGCCCTTGGGCTAAACGTCC